TACATTATGCACCATTGAGTGATCCTTTCTTTAAAAAAGCCATCAAAGATGGTTTGACTTTACAGAAATGAACCTATATAATGATATATGATGGATAATGTGGATAATTCGATAATACTAAACATACTACGCATACGAGGTAATACAAATGGTAGATTTTAAATCACTTAAAGCTAAGTCTTCTACAGACAAATTGACCAAAGCTCTTGAGAGCATGTCTAAAGGTCAAAGCGGCGGCAATTCTAAAGACGATCGTTTATGGTCACCAGAAGTTGATAAAGCTGGCAACGGCTATGCTGTAATCCGCTTTCTAGATTCACCACAAGTTGACGGTGAAGATGGAATGCCATGGGTTCAGGTATTCAATCATGGATTCCAAGGTCCAGGCGGTTGGTTAATTGAGAATTGTTTAACTTCAATCAATCAAAAATGTCCAGTTTGTGAGCACAACAGTTCTTTATGGAACAGTGGTGTTGAAGCAAACAAAGATGTTGCTCGCAAACAAAAACGCAAGCTATCATACATCGCTAACATTTTAGTTGTTAAAGATGCAGCTCATCCAGAAAACGAAGGAAAGGTCTTCCTCTTCAAGTTCGGTAAGAAAATCTTTGATAAGATCAAAGAAAAATTAGAGCCACAATTTGAAGATGAGAAGTCAGTAAATCCTTTCAACTTCTGGCAAGGTGCAAACTTCAAGTTAAAGATTCGCAACGTTGAAGGCTATCGTAACTACGACAAGTCTGAGTTCGATGTTGTTTCACCTGTCGATGAAGATGATGATAAGATTGAGAAGATCTGGAAGTCTGAGTATTCTCTAAAAGAATTCTTAAGCTCAAAAGATTACAAGTCTTATGATGAACTTAAGACTAAGTTGGATCGAGTATTGAATCTTGCTGGAGCATCTAAGCCAAGACATGTAAATGTTGAGGAAGCTGGTGAGGAAGCAATCGTTGAACCAAGTCTTGAAGAAGACGATGACAACTTGAGCTACTTTAACAAATTAGCCTCAGAATAATTGACCAACTCATGTTGGATTCAATTGGGGGAGACGAAAGTCTCCCCTTTTTTTTATTGATCAAGCAAACTTAGTTTATTGTGCACTAAGTCAGTTTGACCCATTACTGTCGCAAGATATGAATAATCTTTTTGATATGCAAATGGTTCAGGAAGTGCTGGAGATTGCGGCTTATTTGAAGCACCAGCTTTTGCTCCTTGAGAAGCACCAGCTTTTGCTCCTTGAGCCGCTGCAGCTGTTACTGCCGCAGCCATTTTCCCAGCAAAATTGACATTATATTTTTCAGCAATATCGTAAAGTGCGCGATCGTATTCTAATCTATCTCCTTGTTTGCTGAAATCATAATTTTTATTTCTTTCCATTTCTTGTTCTTCAGCTAAAGCTGCAGGGTTTTCATTTATACCCTTATAGACCTGTTTGCGTTGTTCATCAGTTAGACTTTTTGGTCTTACATCTATAGGTGGTGGCGCAGTTTCTTTTCTTTTTTGCAAATCTTTAGAGAATGACGTATCAGAGACAGTGCCTTCTTTAAATCCTTCCCATTTTTGTTGAATTTTTAATAAACTGTCTAACTCTTTTGGTGATAAATCGTTAATTCTTTTTGAGCTATCAACACCAAGTTCATTAATGATACCACCCACATATCCAGCTGAAGCTCCACTAGTCGTACTTCCTGTTGACCACTTTCTCAATGCATCTCCAACTGAAAGATTATTATACTCGCCACCAGTTAATAATTCTTTATGTGCTTTTCTACCTGTTTCCATGTCAGGAAATACAGCAAGTTTAACCCCACCATCTCCGATGACATATCCAACTGCACCTTGTTTGATTGCAAAATCGCCATAAACAATATTTCCTGGATTATTGTTTCTCCAAGAAGCAGTTCCTCCAGTTCTAGTTTCATTGCCAATAGTAGTTGTGCCACCACTTCCACTTGGAGTTGTTGCAATTCTTTCCGCACTTTTGTTTTTGCTGCCTGGACCGTCGACATCTGTTTTAGGTGGTTCTACGCTTGGAGTTGCTGGTGCTCTAGAATCAACTGCACTTTTATGGTCAGCTTGGTATCTAGACTGAGCTCTTTGTTTAGCCCAGCTTATGAAAGAGTTTATATCTGGTGGATCAGTCGGAAATTCTTTTTTCCAAACATCATAGTAGTACATATACCATGTTCTTAATTTTTCTCTATATTCACTTGTGACATCTTGTTGAGAATCAATCCACGCATCTAACTCATTTTTTAACATTTCCCAATTCTTGTTGATGTTTTTTCTTAGATCTTCGCCTCTACCAAGATATTCTTTAGTTTGTTTTTCAATATCAGCTTCAACCTCTACAGCATCAGTTTCTCCAACTCCATATTCTGCACCAGGATCAAACATGATGTCAGTTCTTTTCTTTTGTCTAACTAATTCTTCTACTTTTTTCTTATCGCCTAATGCGGAAGCTTTAAGTATTTGTTGTTCAAGATCACCTGATTTATTTGCTTGATATGCTGCACCACCAACTGCTACAGCTGCAGTTCCAACAACTAAAGCGCCAACAGGATTCTCGACAGCAAGTGCTCCTAACCATCTAAGCCCCTTAGCTCCAGCTTGAACTAAAGAAGACCCTATGTCAGCAAGTGCCCTCATTATTGTACCAAAATTTAAAGTTAATATTCCTGTGATTATCCCTAGTGCACTTTTAAATGTGCTTCCTAAAAGATTAGAAAAAATATCAAATATACTTTCTTTTTTATCTTTACTCAATTTCTCTAAAATACTGTCTAGCTTTTTATTTAAATCTTCTAAAGCATATTTCTTTTCAGCTTCTTTTGCTTCTTTTGTTTGGTTGTCTTGTTCTTCACTTTTATTCTTTATAAACTTTACGTCTTTCGCAAGATCTACTAATTTATTTGAATTTTCTTCTTGTATTTTTTTAATTTGTGATAGAACTCCTGACGGTGACATTCTTTCACCAGTCATTTCTTGATTGTCTTTCTCTACTGTTACTCTAGGATTAATTAGCTTGTATTTTTCTTGCTGTACGTCTTTACTTTTAGAAACTCTTTCAGAATTAATATTTTTAATTATTTCTTTAATGTCTTTTCCGATTTCGTTAGAATTCTTTTCAATAGTCGATATTCCACTTGTATTCTTTTTAAGATCATTTCTAATTTCTTTTAATCCACCTTCAACCATTTTATTGAATGATGAAAATTTACCATCAGGAGTTCTGTAGGTTTCTTTTTTATCTTCTTTTTTGTTTTCTTTTTTCGGAGCTTCTTCTTTACTTTTTGCAGGTGTTCTTCTAGTGTATGTGACTCTTTCGCCAACCAATGACTTCATAATGTTGTTTCTAATCTGTTCAGCAATTTCTTTGGCGTCTTTGACGTCAATATTTGGATCTTGTTGTCTAATTGTAGAAACAAGAGATTTGATAGAAAAACCTGTAGCCGTAGCCATTTATTTACCTTCTAGTCTTTATCTGCATTTCTCTCAGTTTTGCCGCTTCTTGTTCTTCTTTAATTTTATTGGATAACATTCCAATATAAATGTCTTTTTCCCAAGGAATCATGTCATCAAAAATTCTAAAATCAATTTTATGGTGATAAAGGAGAGAGAAATTTAAACTATAATAGTCCTTTAAGCCATCATTACCAAAACTTAGATAAAAAAATCGTTGAGACCCTCCAGCACAAATTTGTGCTTAAATCCACATTTTGAACATTCTTTATCTAATTCTTTTCTAACTATCGGTATATTGTTGAAATATTTAGTTATAAGCTCATATTTTTCAGGTGGAAGCTGCACTATGAATTCTATCAATTCTTCCAATGTAGCATCTTTAGCGTAGTATACGTTTTCTTTTTCAAAAATAAAGTCAATACACATTGCTATAGATTTGAATTCTGAGTTTTCAACAGTAGGGTCGACATTTGCAATACTTTCTACTATCTCGAATGTTGGCAACTTCATTTGTATTCCGATGTCATCAGAGATCATAATTTTGTTGCTGTAATCTTGATTTGCCACTGGAACTTCTAATAGGTTAATTGAGGATTCAATAACCATTCCGCATTCTTTTTTCTCTTCTCCAGAATCAACCAAATTTTTACATTTAAAGAAAACATCGAGATTTTCTCCCATTGATCTGGCTCTGAAATTCAGAAATAGAATTTCAATGTCGACCGATGGTAGAGCATCAACGTCAATTGACTGATCTAACAAACAGTTTTTAATTATTGTTTTTGTAATTTTAATTGATTCTTTTGGATCTCTTTCTTCTACAATCTGTAGCATCAATTTCTGTTCTTTAACCAGAAATGGTCTAAACATCACTGGTTCTTTTATAGAAAGCAATTTTGCCTGATATATCGGAGTTTCAATTTTTGGCAATTTCATATAGTCACCTTATTTTATTTAATTGTCGGAGGAGGAGAAAAGTTTAGGGTAGATGGGTTGATAGCTGGAATTGATACAGAAGGAGAAACAGAACCATTTAAGCCAGCATTAGGATTAGATGATTTTCCTTCAGGAATATTAATTCCAGATCCAACTGGCAAATTCGGATTAGCATCAGTGAATCCAGTTCTCCATTTCGTATAAGCAAAAGTTACTTGGAGTTCATGTATTCTGTCTTCTTGCCAGTTTAATCCCATAGCATTTATTGAGATTGGAAATGCATCAAAAAGTTTAATTATGTAATTTGGTTGTCCAGAGTTCGTATAAGCAGTTATTGAAATATCTGTCATAGAAACAGGCTGATTGTTTTTGTCTCTTGGATAATTTAAAAGACCGCTTTGAAAATCAAGCATATAACTAAGCCAATATTCAAAATAATTCTTTTCAATCATATCACCGAAACAATAGAATGTTAGAGTGATTGGATCAAATGTTGGAAAATGTGCAACTCTTTGTGTGAATGCATTATGTCTAAATTCAATAGGATGTAGATTTACACCTGGTAATTCGGCAGTATGACATGCGAACTGTAGAGATGGTGATGTTAGCCCAACTCCAGCATAATTTTTTATACATGGAGGATTAGGTATATTGACTAAGAATTTACATGATTTTGAAAATTCTGATCTATTGTCTAGTTCGCTAAACAGTCTAGCTATGTTTGATATATTTTGGTTTGTTTGACTAGATGGAGCTTGGAAATTTGCTGATGTGTTTTGATTGTTTCCTAGAATTGCCCCCAATAATGATTGTGCTGCTCCAGCCAAAACAGGATTTCTTATATTTCTCGTAACCGAACTTTCTATGCTTCCTGTAATGTTATTGATATTTTGTTGAATAATTGTATCAGGATTAGTGATACCAACAGGATTTAAATTAATAGCCATTAGAATTGCCTTAGAGATTGACGTTGGACTTTAGTTGCTGTGTCTCCAATAAATTGTTCTGCTGGTAGGAAAATTGCAATTTCCCAATCGTCAGGTGCAACCTCAACAACTTTAGAATCTAAATGAGAATACAGATATCTTTTTAGACATGGAGCAAATTCTTTATATCTTCTTGTACCGCTTAAGATATTATAACTGATTCTCATTCTTGTTGTTTCATCAAAATTCTTATTGTTTAAAAGACCATAAAGTTTGTCTAATAAAGCTAAACGATGTTTTGATGAAATGTAATGTAAATTTAAACCAAGAAACCCATCACTGTAATTTTCAATTGGAATCACCAATGGGAAACGATCATAGTATGGAAGTACATCTTTTAATTTTGGATCATAGGAATAGAAATACATCTTTCCTACAATAATTCTTTTTGCGAATATGTTATCGGTTGCAGATAGAATACTTCTTCTGCTGGTTTGAAGAGTTCTTACGTTTCTTCTGAGCCAGTCTCGAGCTTTTTTGGTTCTGACTTGGATGTTCTCCTTCGCCAGATTATCCCTTACTTTTTCTATTAGACTTGCCATCAGGTATTTTTAACTCTCTTTCTGTAATAATTTCAAAATGCCAACCGCGATCAGCGCAAAACTCTCTGGCGGCTTTAAACTTGGCTTCATTCACTCCCCAAGTCGCGACCTCATTAATGAAGCTTCTGGTCACCTTTTTTGGCTTCACAGGCGGCTTGGTTTGTTTCTCGGGTTTAATCTCAATCACAAACCTTTTGATACTTCCGTCTTTACCTTTTATCTTAGCTACAAAATCGGGAAAGTATCTATGATATTTATTGTCTAGAGGGGAGATATATGGAATGATCAGTTCTTCGTTTGACCATTCAACAACGTTTTCGTTATCGTCAAACCATTCCATAACCTTTCTTTCCCAGAGACTTCTGTACCAAATATTGGAGACGTCTCCATAATACTTTTTCTGGTTTCTGGGATGAAAACGACCTGAGTATGCCATATAAATAGTCCAATAACACTAAAGCTTATTTATAGCTACAGGTATCATAATGGGATTATTCTCAGGTATTTCACTAAGTTCAATTGTTTCGCAGGGAGTCCAAGAGGGATTACAGGCTAGTTCTGTCGCTCCAAGTTATCTTAGCGGTGTGTCTCAAATAGGCACGGCTACTGTTAAACAATCAGTTGTTTCCTCGATCAATCCTTTGAATACTGGAGCCACACAATTATCAAATTTAAACGATCCGACAAAATCATATAATGTTCTTCGTTACCCACTAGAAGTTCTAGGAAATAGTTTAGAAAATCCACCGCATGCTGTGATGTTTTATGTTAATCAACCTATTACCTCACATTATGAACCTGCCAACAATGGAGCAGTTTCTAATGCCACCAAGAATGCTGCGTTTGTTTCTAAATCTTTAAACACGACAGGTAGTGCGTTGAGTGGAGTTAATGTAGACACAAGCAGTTTGACTGGTGCTGCAACTTCAATAGCGAGTAGCGCCGCAGATGTTGCTCAGCATATAGTCGCAGCAACATCTGCATCAAAATTACAACCATCAACTGTAAGAATTAAACAGGCAATTGCTCTTTATATGCCAGATACGGTAGTTGCAGGATTTCAACATAATTGGGACACTGTAAGTTTAACTAATCAATTGGGATCAATAGGAACAGCAGCTTTCGCTATTGCTGGTATAAGCGATTTGTTAAATGGTGGTAGTTTGTCAGATTTTGCAAAAACAAGCAACTGGAGACAAGTTCCAGAAGCTATAGCCAATAGTCTAAGCACACCACAAGAACTTGAGGCAGCAGGTGCAGTTTTAAATAGATTAACAGGAAGTTCAGATTGGGGTGCAATTGTAGCAGGTTCAAAAGGCTATGCGGTTAACCCTCAAATTGAAATGCTCTATCGTGGAACCGCTAACAGACAATTTATTTTTGAATTTAAATTCCAACCAAGAAGTTCAGCTGAGGCTCTTCAAATTAATGGAATTATAAAAGCATTCAAACAATATGCTGCTCCTACATTGATTACTGGAGATCAGAGTTTCGGTGGAAGATATTTTATTCCTCCATGTCAATTTGATATTGAATTCTTATTCTCGAATTCTCCAAATGCCAATTTGCCAAAAATATCAACTTGCGTTTTAGAAGACATACAAGTCAATTATTCTGAATCTGGTCAATTTGCAACATACTCTGACGGTATGCCTGTAAGCATTGGAATGCAGTTGAGATTCAAAGAAGTGGATATTATTTACAGTCAATTGATAGATCAAATGGGATACTAATGCAATACTTTTCAAATTTCCCCACAACACTATACACATTTGATCCAAATTTAAAAAACGTATTTAACGTTACAAACATATTCACACGTGTTAAATTTCTAGATAGCATTTTAAACAACATAAATGTGTATTATGCATACACTATGCAAAATCATGACACCTTTGAGAGTATCGCATACAAATATTATGGCGACGCCAACAGATATTGGATTATTTTGTTTGCTAATTTAATTCTTGATCCGCAATATCAAGCCCCACTAAATGATATTTCTTTTCAGAACTATATTGTAAACAAGTATGGCAGTTTAAGTAATTCTCAAGGCACACTAGAACATTATGAGAAAGTTAAAAAAGTTCTTTCTGTTCCATACGGGCAAATGCAACAGTCTACAGTAACAACTTCTAAAACATATTATGCAAACACAATATACTCTATAACTGATGAAGTTTCTGGAGAGATAATAACGAATTTGCCAACTTTAGCGCATCCAACTCTACAATTAACTTCACCGCCTTCTGTGACCGTTGGTAATACAGCAGTTTCTACCACAATAACTTTTAATGCTGTTTCAGCTTATGATTCTGAAGTTATGGTGAATAATTCAAGAAGAAATATACAACTTCCTAAAAAAGAATACGCAACTCAAATTGAGGATGAGCTTGTTAATTTATTGAGAAAATAATTCATGTCAACTCAAACAGTTCCAACAGATCAAATTAATGGCGTAACACAAACCAGTGACTATACTTTATCGGTATCATTAGCCACTGGTTCAGGACAGCTGCAAGATATAACTCCTCTAATAATGAAGTTTAATTTGTACGAAAGTTTATTTTCTCCATGTATGACTGGGGAAATGGAATTTGGTGACGGTTTGGATATAATTACAAATTTTTCTCTAAACGGAAACGAGTGGGTTTATGTAAAATTAGACAAACCATCTTTAAATAAACCAATTCAAAAAGCATTTAGAATATACAAAATTTCTAATCGCCAAACATCAACACAATCTATACAGAATTATATTATCCATTTTTGTTCTGAAGAATTAATTCTTTCTTCTCAAACATATGTTAGAAAATCATATAATGGAAGTGTTGATTCTATGATTAAGAATATATTAAATGATTATTTAAACGCATCGAGCAAAATAAACAATAACAATTTTATAAAACCTTTAGGAAATTACAGTTTTGTTATTTCTAGAATGAGACCGTTTGAGGCTATAAATTGGTTAGCAACAAGATCTTTTGGCAGCAATGAAAACTTATACTTTTTTTATGAAACTGCAGATGGATTCAATTTCTCTTCTTTTGAAAATTTAATTAATACCGAAACATATACATCATATTTTTGGGGTCCAAATATTAAACATGATCCATCTACAAACTACCAAACAATTTTATATTTTAAAATAGATAACGATTTTGATATTCTTATGGGAAATAAGATGGGTCAATTTTCTTCCTCTCTTTACAATTTAGATATAGTTAAAAGAACTTATTCTAAGACAACTTGGAATGGAAATTCTTATGACGAAAGCAGATTGTTAAACACTTATTTGCCAACAGATCAAACTAAAAACAGAATTGGTAAAAGCCTTTTTGATAATCCTGACGCAGTAGCCAAATATATGATCACTAGCGATGCGGATTCAACTACTAATCCTATTCTGCCTCAAAATTGGCTGCTTCAAAATTATGTAAAGAGCGCTCAGTTGAGAGGGTTGAAATTCACAATAGTAATTCCAAGTGATTTTCAAATAAGAGCAGGAAGAATTGTTACTCTGAATATGCCAGCTGGTGTACCTCAAGATGCAAATTCTTCCGAAAGAAGAGATCTATATAGAACAGGATCATATCTGGTAACTGCAGTTCGCCATGGTATTACTGATCAAATTTCTTCTACTACTTTAGAATTGTTATCGGATTCTTTCAATCAACCGTTACCAAATCCTGTTGACAATTCAGCACCTCTACAACAATTGAAGGGATTATAATGTCTGAACAAGAAAAATATTTTGCTGGGCTAGACCCATTTATATGGTGGATTGGTGTTGTAGAAAGCCGTCAAGATCCTCTTGCGCTTGGTCGTTGCCAAGTTAGATTTTTTGGATACAGTAACGATTCTTTGACTGATATTCCAACATCAATGTTACCATGGGCACACCCAGCGCATTCTTTAAACGATGGAACTTTTGCGACACCAAAAGAAAGCGATGTTGTCTTTGGCTTTTTTGCTGATTCTTACAGCAGACAGCAACCAATTATGTTGGGAGTTATTCCTGGATATTATACTAATCCGAATAACAAAGGCGCTGGATATAATGATGTTAGAGATGATAAAACAGTATCCTCAGCACCAAGACCAGTAAAGTCTAGACAATATAATACTGATGGAACTGGAATTAAAATATCAGAAAATACAAACACATCAACATTAAGATATCCAAGGGATTATCAAGTAAAGAATGCTTCTATTACTTCTTTGGCAACAAACCAAGCTGGTAAGATTCCAAATAATTCTGAGACTGTTAATGTTATGATTGATAGAGCAAAGAACTTAGATACAAATGTTCCGACTGCCGCTGGAATTTCTTGGAATGAACCTGCTTCTCCATATCAGCCGAAATATCCATACAATCAAGTTAAAGAAACAGAGTCTGGACATGTATTTGAAATGGATGACACCTTTGGACATGAGCGTGTCTCTTTAATGCATAGAACTGGAACTTTTATGGAAATGTATCCAGATGGTTCTAAGGTTCAAAAAGTAACCAACGCCAACTACGAAATTGTAATGGGTAGTGATTTTGTTCATATTATGGGATTATCCAATAAGACTGTAAACGGCGACCTGAACGTTTTAATTGGCGGTCAATGTAACGTACAAATTTCTGGAACCACAACTATAACTGTGGCGAATGGCGATATTAATATGACTGCACCTCAAGGTAATGTNACCATAGCTGCAGGACAAACTCTAAGTCTACATGGTAATCAAATAGACATATCAGCTGCAACAAGTATCAATAAGTCGGCTGGTTCAACAGTCGGCGTTAATGCTCCAGGTGGAATGCATATGATAAATGGAGACATTACAACAGGAAATAATTTAAGTAGCGATAATGGCTTTAGCGGTACACTTACTTCCGTCACAGGAGCGCAATATCATTTCGTTAATGGAATTTGCGTCAATAAGAGCACATAAGGAATTTATAAATGAGCGAGAATAACGGTTTACTTCCAGTAAACATTAAACATTTAAACGACATAGCCACTGGCTTAGATAATATGGCAACCTCGAGTTGTGATACAATTCAAGCTGCCATCAATCGTCAGTTAAAAGGTGTGGAAGATCTTATTGCTGATATGGTTAGAGAGATTAAATCTTTATCTCAATGGGCAGATTTAATAGATTTTAACCCATTCTCATTTATTAAAAAGTTCATTAAAAAAGTTATCGGTCCACAGTTAGACGCAGCTATCAAATATGCTGTCCAATTAGCTTTACTTTTAGCGGCAGTTATAAAAATTGCTCAAGCTGTTCAAAGATTGGCTGTAAA